GAGCAGTTAAGGATTCTCCTTCAACTGTACTAAGTGTTACTGCAACATCTGCAGTTGATAATACATTTACAGTAGCAAGTACTTCTGCACTTGTTGCAAACATGGCTGTTAGATTTACATCAGGTACAATTGGAAATGTATTTGAAGGTGCAACATATTATATTAAAACAGTTACTAACGCAACGCAGTTTACTATTTCTATAGCGCCAGCAGGAACTGAATTTGTTCCTACAACTGCTACAGGAACTATGGTTGGTAGAGCAGCAGCAATTGCTCCTAACACAACATATTGGTATCAAGTAGCCAGCGGTTTTGCTTGGCAAGGTACATGGACTGATGATAATGGATATTTTGTAGGTGACGTTGTACGCTTTGGTTCAAACAGTTATATCTGTATACTAAATCATAGATCAGAAGGTGACGATGGATCAACAGTAGGCGCAGCAGGTGGCGGTGCAGACAATTCAAGACCAGATCAAGATATTTCAGGAACGTATTGGAATGCATTTACAATTGGTAGTGATGTTTCAGTATTGACAACCGAAGGTGATATGGTTTACTACTCAGGTGCTGGACCAACAAGACTTCCGATTGGAGAAGAAGGACAAGTTCTAGTATCAACAGGAACACTTCCAGAATGGAAATCATTAGGAAAAACAGATCAAATCTATTACGTTGCTCCGCACGGAACAGATGGACTTTCACCAGTTCACGGTTCATCACTTGATAGACCATTTAAAACAATTAGATATGCTTGTGAACAAATAGAAGATGGACCAAGAAATCCTAACGCACAGAATTTGTTAGAAAGAAATAGAATATTCTTACAAAGAGAAACTTCAAGTTGGATCCAATATCAAGTTGCTAACGCTGGCGGCTCTGGTATTTGGAACGGTTTTGATTTCGACGAATACAAGTGTGAAAGAGACGTTGGTTTTATAATTGATAGAATTATTTGGGATCTTGGACACGGCGGAAATTTAAAAGTACGTGCAGCAGCACTATCGTTTGTTAACGGATTTAGTGCAGATGGTGAATTTTCAGCATCGTCAGAAGATAAAGTTTATGGTGGTGCAGGACTTGCAGCAGAAGCTCAACAGTCTGTAGCAGCATACACATATCTAGAAACAATTATGGGTAATGTATTAGCAAATACAGCACCAGCAGTTGCATATCAAGATGCTACTGACTCAACAGCAGTTGCAGACCAATACTTTAACACTGCTATTGTAACTGAAACAGGTGTTACTACAACTGTAGGATCACTGTTAAAGATTGTAACAGATACTGTTACAGCAGGCGACACAAGTGCAATTCCAGAAAGAATTGTACCTAATGCATTAGTGTATGTAAAAGCAGGACAGTACAAAGAAATATTACCTATCATTGTTCCAGCAGAAGTTTGTATATTAGGTGATGAAGTTAGAACAGTAAACGTTGATGCGGCTGACGCAACTGAAAGCGGTACTGACATAACTGATTCGTACTACTCTATAGAAACTTTGAAACACTTGAAAGGATTCATTGACAATGTTGTACAAGGTACAACAGTAACTCCTACTACAGGAAACACAACTACACAAGACCAAACATGGCCTGTAGCAGACGATACCGAAACACCAGCACTTACAGCGAAGTTAGCCGATGTAATCATGGAGCAAATTGATTTTAAACTTGGTGTAAAACATACAACCAATTTAACAGAGCCAACAGGATACAATGCGGGTTACTTGGCAGGTTATGGTACCGCTAAAGAAAACGTTACTGAAAATAAAAAATTCCTACAAGAAGAAGTTATTCAGTATATTACAAATAACTATCCAACTTTAAAATACAGTAAAACTAAATGTAGACAAGATGTTGGTTACATTGTAGATGCTTTAAGTTATGATTTAACTTATGGTGGAAATTATCAAACACTAAATGCAGCAAAAGCATATTGGGATGGAGAAAGTTCTACAAGTGCATTGAATAGTAATGCAGTTACACAAACTATTGCAGCATACAATTACTTAAAAACAATATTAGGACAAATTGTAAGGAACCAAGCAATTACACCTTTACAAACTAATACTCCACGTTATCTTAATTCAGATGCAGGTGCTACACCTGCAACGCTTGTAGCAGATAACTTTGATATTATACTTAATACACTTGCTGGTGATTCAACAGGAGCAGACTTACCGTTTGTTACTGTAACTACAACAGCATCAAATGTTATTACAACAAGTGCAGCACACGGATTACAAGTTGGCGATGCATTTATTCCTTTAGAAAGTTCAAATAACTTAGTAGCAAATACAAAATATTGGATTATAAGCAGACCAGCAGCAACTACTTTCACAGTTAGTTTAACACTTGGTGGAAGTGTTGTTACATTAACAGACGCAACAGGACTAAGTGTACCAGCTCACGTTGAGAACTATCCAGCACTAACGAATGCTGTAAGTTCAACAACAGCACTTATCACCGCTGCAGAGACCTTAGATGCGCAGCAAGAGGCCCTTGCAACACTGGTTACTACTTACATTACTAACAACTTTCCTACACTTACATATGATTCTGCTAAGTGTAAAAGAGATACAAGATTAATTCTCGAAGCAGTTATGTTTGACTTTATGTTAGGTGCTGGAGCATCTAACGCAGACTCAACAAATTTTGCAACACACATTGCAGCAATAGCATATTTGCGTAGTACTTCAAGCGATGTATACACTAAAGGACAGAAAGCCGCTACTAGAGCGTCTTTCAAATATCTAGCAAGTGTAATTGCTGCTGATACTGCAACATACTTAAACAGTGATGCAACAGCCGCAGCAAGAGTTGCGTTGTTGATGGATAAATTAGACACAATATTCTTTAGTGCAACAAACGAAGGAGATGTTTGTGCAACTGATATTAGAAACAGAGACTATGCTAGATTAAAACTTGAAGAAAATAGAGCATTTATTAAAGCAGAAGTTGCTGCATATATCGATCAAACATTTAGCGATACTGCAACAGCAACAGACGCTGGTTTAAATTCAGTAACAATTTCTGATACTAGTTGGTTAGTAAGGAATGTTGCAATACAATTTACAGGAACTGTAATTGGTGGATTAGCAACAGGCACAACTTATTATGTAAAAGAAATTATTAATGCAACTTCGTTTACTGTAAGCACAACTAGAGACGGTGCTAATGCACTTGGATTATCAACTGCATCAGGCGGCGCAATGGGCGTTGAAATAGTTTATAGCGAAACAGCATGTGCTAGAGATGTAGACAAATATATTGATGCAATGAAATGGGATTTACAATGGTCTTCAAATTATAAATCAAGATATTGCGCAAGATATTATGCCAATTCAGTTACAGGTAGCATGGAAGAAGATTTCTTCTACTTACGTAACGGAACTGGTTTACGTAATATGACACTTGACGGATTACGTGGAGACGTATTACCACCAAACGAATATGGAACATCTAGAGTATCAGCAGGTGCTTACGCTTCATTAGATCCAGGTTGGGGAGTAGATGACTTCCGTACTTGGATTATTGCACGTTCACCATATGTACAAAACGTTGCAACATTTGGTAATGCTGCTATTGGTCAGAAAATTGACGGAGCATTACATGCAGGTGGTAACGATTCAATAGTATCAAACGACTTTACACAATTAATTAGTGATGGTATTGGTGCTTGGGTAGCAAACAATGGTAGAGCAGAGCTTGTATCAGTGTTTACATATTACTCACACATTGGTTACTTGGCTACAGAAGGTGGAAGAATTAGAGGTACAAACGGTAACAACTCATACGGATCGTTTGGTTCAGTAGCAGAAGGATTTGATTCAACTGAAACTCCTGGAACAGCGATTGTTGATAACAGATTACAGTTTGAAGCAACAGTTGGAAGTGTTATGACTGACACTGCTAATAAAATCCTTAACTTTGAATTTACTAATGCTGGATCAGAATACACTGAAACTGAATGGGGACTATTTGGTGCAGGATCAAATGCAACAGCAGAACAAGATAAAGAATTTAGAGATGACTCTGTATTCGAAGTAAGACTTCTTGATAATGTTGATGATTCAACAGCAGCACCAGAAGCAGAAGGAAACTATGGTGGATTTGGATATATTACAAATTCAAACACTGCACAGGGCGGAACAACATCGCAGATTACAATTGCTGCAACTGATTCTGAAACATCTTTGGCTTATATAGGTATGAGAGTTTACCTAGATGGTGGTACAGGTGTTGGGCAGTTTGGTAATATTGCAACATATAACTCAGGTACTAAAGTAGCAACTGTTACAAAACCTTCAACAAGCGCAGCAGGTTGGGATCATATAGTACCAGGTACTACTATTGCAGCACCTGATGCATCAACAACTTATACAATTGAACCTCAAGTAGCGTTTACTGCACCAACTCATAGTACTACTGCTAGAACTACTAATGGAAGTACAAGTTGGACAGGAATTACATATAGTGAGTTCTATAACACTTATGCAACTATTTCACAAAACTCAACAACAGGATCTGGATCTGGAGCAACATTTAATGTTACTGCAAAAGGTACTAAGTATAGAGTTGATTTAATTGCTGGCGGAACTGGATATGCTACAAATGAAGTTTTAACATTTAACGGTGCAGCAGTTGGCGGAACAACCGGTGCAAACAATATTACACTTACAATTACAGCAGTTAATGCTTCCTCTGGTGCAATCCTAGCATTTGATAAGGATGGTACAGCACGAGGCGGAACATTTGTTGCAATTAGTAGTGCAAGTGGTACAACAACAAACGCATCATTAGATGCTACTACATTTACTGCAGGCACAGCATTACCAGTAAGTGCAACTTGGACAGGAATTGCTGCAGGACGCTTACAAAGAGTTATTAGTGCAGGAAATTTTGTTGTAGGACGTTCTTACACAATTACAACACCAGGTGACACACCTTGGTTATCAATTGGATCAACTTCAATTGTTACAGGAACAACATTTGTTGCTACTGGTGTAGGCACATTTACAACAATTGCAGGTGAAGCAAGAGAAAATGCATCAGCAATAGTTGCTATAGCAGGAGGCAGTGGTGTTGATGATGTTGCTTATTCATTAGACTCTGGTGCAACTTATGTAGCAGGCGGTAATTTACCAAGCACAGGAACTTGGAACGCAATTGGATACGGTGCTGGTAACTTTATGGCAATCAAAACTGGTACAAACGCAGTTGCACTTTCAATAACTAACGGCGTATCATGGACTTCTCCAGGAACACTACCTAGTGCAACAACTTGGGAAAGCATTGCATACGGTCAAGGATACTGGGTAGCAGTAGCAAGTGGCGGCACAGCAGCAGCATACTCCAGCGATCTTGGAGTAACATGGACAGCAGCAACTTTACCAAGCAGCTCAAACTGGAGCAGTGTAACTTATGGTAATAACAGATTCGTTGCAGTTTCATCAACAAACGGAACAGCAGCCGCAGTAAGTATTGACGGTGGAGTAACATGGTTAGCAAGTACACTTCCGGCTACAGCACAATGGTCTAATATTGAATACGGACAAGGTATGTTTGTAGCAGTAAGCAACGGTGCAAATTATGCTACATCACCAGATGGTATTGTTTGGACTGCAAGAACACATGCAGAAAGCAATGGATTAGTAGCAACAGCATTTGGTAATCCACAGCAAGTAGGTAGTTTCTTAGGAGTTAGACAAGGAAGTGGTAACGGAGCAATGCAAATTAAAGCAGGTGCAACTACTACTGGTAGAGCATTTGTTGCAACTGAAAAAATATTTGCAATTAGACTTGTAGAGCCAGGCAGTGGATATAGCACAGCACCTACATTAACTATTACAGATCCTAATAATACATACGAAGCACCTACACAAGTTAGAATTGGTAAAGGTGCATTAGGTTGCCCATCCTTTACTAATAGAGGAACAGGATATACTTCAGCAAGTGCAGACTTGTTAAGTGGTAACGGTTTTGCAGACTTATTCCAAAGCGGACAGTTTGTTGCTGTAAGAAGACTTTCAAAAATTCCAGCAGTAGGATCAAACGTTGTGTTTGGACACTTGCCAGAAAGAACATTTAAACTGGTACAGGTTATTTCACTACTAGGTTCGTATGATGGAAGTTACACAGCATTTTTACAAGTTGCACCAGATGTAACAGTATTTGATACACCACCAGATGGAGCAACAGTAACTACTAGAATTAGATATTCACAGGTACGTTTGACAGGACACGATTTCCTAGATATTGGTACTGGTGGATTTGCTACTACCAACTATCCTAATACACCAACTCAGTTGCCAGATCAAGCAAATGAAACAAAAGATAACAACGGTGGTAGAGTATTCTTTACATCAACTGACCAAGACGGTAACTTTAGAGTTGGCGACTTGTTTACAATTGAACAATCAACTGGTGTTGCAACATTGAATGCTGATGCATTTAATATTTCAGGACTACAAGAACTTACACTAGGTGAAGTTACACTAGGTGGTAACTCTGCAAGTGTACAAGAGTTTAGTACAGATCCATTCTTTAGTGCTAATAGTGATAATATTGTTCCAACGCAGAGAGCAATTAAATCGTACATCAGTTCACAAATTGGTGGCGGTGGTGCTTCTCTTAACGTTAACAGTGTAACGGCTGGATTTGTTACAATCCAAAACAACACTATTACTACTACAACAGGCGGTGTAATTGAAATGAATGCTAAATTCAACTTTAAAGGTGGCGTTGTGGGCCTTCCTTTAGCATATAATTACTTTTTGAACTAAATAACAGTGGAGAACAAATAAAATGGCAACAGGAAGATTAGGAGCAGTAGATTTAGGTGCGTTAGCGTACACTGATTTATACACAGTTCCGGCAGATACATTTGCAGTGGCTTCTATTAGCCTTGCTAATAGAACTAGTAGTGCTATTCAAGTTAGAGTAGCAATTACAACAACAGCAGGTCCAGGTGCACCAGCAAATAGCGAGTTCGTCGAATACGGTACAAGCATTGCAGCAAATGGTGTGTTAGAAAGAACAGGACTTGTTTTAGACACAGGTAAAATTATTAGTATCTATGCTGCTACCGTTGGAATCAGCGCAGTAGCAATGGGTATTGAGACAGCAACTGTATAATGATAGGTCGTAACTAAGAGGAAAACTAAATGGCAAGAAAGATAACAACAGGTGAAGTTGGTGGTGCATTCGGTGGAATTAACATTACGAATACTACTATTAGCGCAGCACCAGGTCTAGACATTACTATTGATCCTCAAGGATCTGGTAGAGTTAACATACAAGCAAATACGCATTTAGGGTTACAATCTGATTTAAGATTTGGTGACTCAGATGATACAAACTATGTTGCTTTTAAAGCACCTACAACTATTGCAAGTGATGTTACATGGACTTTACCAGCAGCAGATGCAACAGTATCAGGATATGCTCTAGTATCAAACGGTAGTGGAGTGTTATCATGGCAAGCAGCAGGTGCAACACACACTGATGAAACAGCAGCAAGTGCAACATATTACCCTGTTATCACAACACAAACTTCAGGGTTTTTAACAGTTACAGACGTATCAACAACAAAATTAGCATTCCAGCCAAGTACAGGAAAAATGACACTAGGTGGTAACACAGCATCAACAAGTAAAACTACTGGAACACTAGTAGTAACAGGCGGTGTTGGAGTTTCAGGAGCAATGTATGTAGGTGGAGATATATATTCATATGCATCTTCAGACAAAAGACTAAAAGAAAACCTTGAAAAAATTGATGGCAGTTTAGAAAAAATTGCAAAGATTTCAGGATACGAATATAACTGGAACAGCATTGCACAAGAAATGCACCCAGAAAGAACAGAACGTGATTACGGAGTTGTTGCCCAAGAGGTACAAGAAGTTCTTCCATCAGCAGTAGTAGAAAGAGAAGATGGATATCTTGCTGTAAATTATGAAAGAATTATTCCACTGCTAATAGAATCTATAAAAAGTTTAAAAGAAGAATTAGATATGATTAAACGAGGAGACGCATAATGCCAGTACAATTATCAGACAAAGGTATAGTATATTCCAATAATCAACATCAATGTAAAATTGCCGAAGGTTACGAATTTTATGTATATGACGGCGATTGGTGGACACCTTGTAATGGTGGAAGATGTTGTCAATGGTCTGTACCAGCAGGAACTACATCAATTAAATTTGAAATACTATCAGGTGGAGGCCCAGGTGGCTCATCAGGCGGTGACTATGATAACGGAATTGGTGGACAGGGCGGAAACTACGCTGTAAAAACACTACAAAAATCAGTACACAATTTTAGCGATGGCACAAACTACACAATTTGTGCTGCTGGATCTTCAGCATGTAGTTGTTGTTGTAGATGTAACGTAAACAACCGTCATGGTTGTAGAAGTTACGTTAACGGTACAGGATTAAGTAATTTTTGTGTAACAGGCGGTATGGGCGGTCCTACAGTTTGGGATAAATCATCAAACTGTTACAACTGTCACATTGGTAACGTTCAGTGTAACAGAGGTTTATATAACAGTAGTTGGCAAGCAAATGCTTGTAACCAAGCAAGTTATGGCGCTGATATGACATTTAGAGGAACAGCAGGTTCAATGAATAGACAGTACAACTGTTGTGCTGATTACTTTTCAGTGCAGGGTGGCCCTTCAGGACCATTTGCAGCACCACACGGAGTAGGTGGCAAACACTGGTGTACAGGTAACTTGGCTTGTTGTTCATCACACGCAGCATTTCCAGGCGGTGGCGGAGCAGGTCACGGTATTGGTTCAAGTAGTGCTTGTTGGGGTTCATTCGGTGCAGGCGGATTAGTAAGAGTAACATACAGTTAAGGATTAAACATGGCAAATATACAAAAAACACTAACTTACAGTTTACCAGATACTATGTATTCATCAACAACTGATCTGGGTAAAACTAGTACTATGAATTATGACGGTCCGGCAGAGATCGTACTATGGATTGATAAAGAAACAGGATACTTAGAACAGTGTCATACACACGAAGAAGAGCCTGATTGTCCACTTCCATTAAACCTAAGAAGAGAAATATTAAAGGCAGATACTGATGTTAACACAATTAAAATTGTTTTATTGTGGGGTGGTGTTGTAGAACCTAAAGTATACGAAGTATCAGTTGGTCCTAGTGATCAACCAAACGCTATTATTCCTGATCCTACACATATTTGTGAAGTTTATAACGAATATGCATTATACGATGATTATAAAAAGCCTTTAGAATTCAAAAAGATGGAGAGATCAGCCTATGTTGATGGTTGGGATTTCCTAAGGGGTGAAAGAAATCTTAGATTGTCTAACAGTGATGGCAAACTAGCAGAAGATATGCCAGAATCATTAAAAACTCAATGGCGAGAATATAGACAAAAACTAAGAGATATGCCAGTAACGTGGGATGGAGTTCCTGGAAATTTGGTAAGATTTCCAATGGCACCTGACGATGCGCCTGATCCAAACTTTAATGATGAACATGTTAAAGTTACAATGATCTCTGAAAGAAACAGTGACGATGATGATGCTATTAGTATGCTTCCAAACGGTGTAAATTAAACTATTCACATTACTACCTCAGTATAAATCTACAAAATAAATATTATAACTACAGCATTTAGCAAAGGTTATAATATTAATGAAAAAAGCATTCTTTATTAACGGTGGTGCAGGTCGCGTTCTTTGTGCGATTCCAGCACTAGAATATCATTTAAAAAATATAGATCCAACAGCACCTATTATTGTAGAAGGTTGGATTGATTTATATCTTACTAGCAAAATACTAGTAAACAACACCTTTCCTGCTAATGATCCTAATCTTTTTGACAAATTGAAAGATAGAGAAATCATTACACCTGAACCTTACAAACTTAATGCGTATTTTACTCAACGAGCCAATCTAGTTCAATCCTTTGACATGTTGATTAACTATGATTATCCACCTGAAACAGTTCCAGAAACAAAAGAATATAACGAACTCTTTGTAGGAAAAAAAGATATTGCAACAGGAGAAGAGCTAGTAGCAGAAGCAAAAAGACATTTCAAAAAAGATAAAGTTATAATATTTCAACCATTTGGATCTACTGCTACAATACATGGCGGTGTAATTGTTGATGAAAGCGGCAGGTCGTTTGAAGTAGATGATATTATAGACTTACTTGAAGAATTGAATAAAGATTATGCTGTCATACTAATGAGCAGTATGAAAATACCAACTGATAAAAATCTTAATGTAATGTTTCCAGAAGAAGTAAGTTTATTACAATGGACTGCAATTATCAATGCTGCGGATTATTTCTTAGGTTGTGATTCAGTAGGACAACATGTTGTTCACGCTCTTAAAAAACCTGGCACAGTAGTTATAGGTAGTACATTTCCTGAAAACATTTCCTATCCGGAGAGCACTACACTAAAAATTATAGACAACGGAATAGGTGAAAGAAAATATTCTCCTTTAAGAGTCGCAATAGATATTAGGATTGATAGACAGAATGAAAACTTAATGAAACTGAGCTCAGACACTAAGAAAAAAATTGTAAAACAAATTAAAGATACTTTAGGAAAACAATAATGAGAAAAACAGGCTACATTGCAGGAATTGCTAGAGGGCACAATGCAGGTGTTTGTCTTTTAAAAGACGGCGAAATTGTATTTGCAATTGAAGAAGAAAGATTATCCCGTTACAAATACGACGGAGGACCTCTTGCAAGTATGATTAAAATTTTAGATTATACAGATAAGATTGATTATCTTGCAATATCTCATACGCAAGACGCAGACGAACCTCTAAACGATTATGTCCGTCAAGATGTATATACTGCACTTGCTAGAAAATTAAGATTAATTGAAGACCCTGAAACACAGGTTGTTAAATATCATGCTCAACATCACAGAAGTCATGCTGCACTAGCATTTTATAGATCAGGATTTGAAAAGGCAAGTGCTATAATTGTTGATGGAGCAGGAACATTTGTAGAACGACCAGATGGACAAACTATGTTTGAGGTTGAAAGTATATACGATTGCGCATATCCTGCAACATTTACAGAAATTTATAAGCATTTTGGAGGAAACGGGCCTTGGAGAACTGAGCACTATAACGCAGACGGTAGTGCTACAGAAGTAATGATAAACGATAAAGCAGGTATTGTTAAAGCATATGAAGCAGTAACTAGATTTTGCGGATTCGATTCAATTGAAGCCGGTAAAACAATGGGACTATTTCCATATGGTGAACCAAACAAAGCACCTAAGATTTACACTAATGCTTTTGGTGGCAACAAAGATTTATTTACTTGTACATATCCTAATGGAGCATGGGTAGATGAATCTGAATTCCCAGAGATTAGAGATAGAATATATGATCCGAGTGATATAATTCGATCTGCTAAAGATCCAGACAACCAAGATGAACAAGACAGAATTCAAGAACTGCTTAGAAAATCTGACAGAGAAGATGTTACACTACTTCCATCACGCAGAAACATGGCATATAATGTTCAAGTAGAATCTCAACAACTAGTACTTGATTTAATATTAAAATCAATTGAACGCACTGGTAATAAAAATATTGTTATCAGCGGCGGTTATGCTTTAAATTGTGTTGCTAATTATTTCTTTTTAAAACATTTACCAGAAGGTGTAAAAATATATGTAGAACCTGTTAGCAATGATGCAGGTACTGCAATGGGTGCAGCATTTTATCATTATTATCTTACATCTCAAGATAACAAATTAAGAACTAAAGATGAAAACTTATTTTTAGGACCAGTACAAAATATTACTGAAGATATAATTAGAGAAACTGCAAAGAAATACAATGGTAATGTAACAACAGATGTAGATTATAAACAAGTTATAGATACTATTAGAAACAAAAATATTGTAGCACTATATCAAGAAAGAGGAGAAAGCGGTCCTCGTGCATTAGGTAATCGTTCTTTAATGTATGACCCAACAGATCCAAACGGCAAAGATTTTGTTAACTTGGTTAAGAAGCGTGAATATTTTAGACCTTTTGCTGCAACTGTATTACAAGATGATGTGCATGAATGGTTTGATTTACGTGGAATGGAAGATTCGCCTAGCATGATGTATGCAGTCAATTGCCAACCTGGCGTAAAAGAAAAAATACCAGCAGTCATACATGTAGACGATACATGTAGAATACAAACAGTTACTAAAGAACAAAATGAACATTGGTACAATTTGATTAAAGAATTTAAAAACCAAACAGGAGTACCTGCATTGTTTAATACTAGTTTTAATTTAGGCGGAGAGCCATTAGTTGAAACTATTGATGATGCTATGCGTACTCTTTATAATTCAGGAATAAATTATATCTATTTTCCTGCAACGAAAATGCTAGTAAATATAGAGCATAATGAAAGGCGGTAACGATGGATGTCGAAGGACAAATTTTTCAATTATTTCCAACACCTTTATACACCTATAAATTAGAAAACCAAGCATATACAGATGTGCAAAACGAATTACAGCCTATAGTTGATAAACTATATAATGAAGGAACTTGGGGACAAAATCCAAATTGGGGTTCATCTTCACAATATCTATCTAATCAAGGTGACTTTTTTGAGCATCTATTGCAATTAGAAAATATGAAAACAACCGGTGAAACTATTATGCATCACTGTGTAAATTACATGGCAGCAATGAATGTCCAACCTGCCTACAAAGCAGCGATGACTTCTTCATGGTTAACTTTAAACAAGCCTGGACTTTCTTCGCATATTCATGATCATGGTAATGCCCATATTAGTGGAGTATATTGGTTTAAAACTAGTGGAGATGACGGAGATATTGTTTTTAGAAATACACTGAAAGCGTTAAAATGTAATCCTATTGGAAGTTCTATTGCACATGAAAATTCTTTTTCGCCTGAGCAAGGTAGACTAATTTTGTTTCCAGGATTTTTAGACCACAGTGTTAATGAAAACAAAACTAACGGAGATAGAATTAGTATGTCTTTTAATATCTTGTTAGAAACAGGCGCAGTATAATGTTGCATATTTTTGGAGATAGTTTTTCAATCCCCCAGAGCCATATGAACGAAGTGTTTGGTCCTCATGGAACACCAGTAACATACATGCCTTTAGAAAAAACTTGGACTACGATTGTCAAAGAAAGCATACTTGGAGATAGCGAATATATAAATGATTCTGTGTTAGGATGCTCTAATGATTACATTTATTATAAACTGGCTGAAAGAGAATCTTCATTTAAGGAAGGGGATTTTGTCATAATACAACCGACTTCTATGCATAGAGAATGGTTCTTTGAAAATAAACCATACATGGCAATTCAACTAGCGACAACGATAACTCCAGGTGTTGATGTTACAGAAGAACAGTATCAAGCAATAGAAATGTATAAAAGACATTTATATTTCGAAAGACGAAATATTATACATTACAGCATGTTTCTTGATTCATTAGCACGTAAAGTTAAGATGTATGGAGAACATAGAATCCGTTGTCTAATTCTCCCTGGGTTTGACAATGTTCCAGGAGTAAAGGGTAACTTATGTGAAACATCAGGATTAGAATTTAATAACGAAAAGACTGCTATAGCATATTACGATAAAACCGGTGATCTTAGATTTAATCATTTTTCAGAAGTTAATCATAAGATTCTAGCAGATAAAATAATCGAATTCTTTAAGACTGGTAAAACTGTAGATCTTACAACCGGGTTTAAAACTGGTATATATACTAAGGAAACATTAAAAACATGTTAAAAATTTCACTTGAAGGTTATCCGGTTGGTATAAAAGAATTAGAACCACAGGATCTTAAAAGTTTACAGGATTATTACCTACCGTTAATTTTAGATGGAAGTAATACAGGAAGTTCTAATAATGCTAGTAAAATTTCTAAGAATCTATCTCAACGTTGGGACGATTCAGATTTTTTTAAAAAATGGAATGATACATTACTACCATCACCTTATATACAAGATTATATTGATTCATATTTGTTTAAATTTCCTTATAGTGTAGACATAGAGACTTGGTATAACGTACATGAGCAACACGATCATCAACAATTACATGATCATATTACAACTAACGTGCCAGCGTTTTCTTGTGTTGTAATTTTAAAACAGCCTAGTCCAGAAGCAGGACAATTTGTTTTTAGGACACCTAACTTATCAAACCATTTAAAGTATTTAGAATTAGATCCTATGAATGATTATCCTAATGCTTTCTACCCTGAAATGAAAGAAGGGTTATTACTAATGTTTCCTTCTTGTTTAGAACACTATGTACATTTTAATCAAACATCTGAACCTAGAGTTGTGTTTTCATCAAACATTATATTAAAAAGGAAAGGAGATTTATTTTAATGGATGATATTATTCCGTTTCCTATTACTGTAAGACCATTTAAGGAACACAATCAACTAAAACAGCAAGTACTAGATGCTATTCATGCACAAGAAAATGCAGAACATATGACTGCACCCGACAGTGATATTGTTAAATGTGATTGGAATACTGCAAGATATGATGGAGATAGAGAGTGGTTGAAACTAATAAATCCTTCTCTTTCTATGCACATTAATAAGTGGTGTCAAGAAATGGGATATAAAACATTTGGTATTACTGAAATTTGGTTTCAACAATATGCAAAAGGCGGCAAGCACGCATGGCATACACACAGTAACAACTTTACAAATGTTTATTACGTAAACTTGCCAGAAGATGCACAAACAGAATGGATTAATCCGTTAACTAAAGATACACATACATTTGACGTACACGAAGGAGATATAGTTACATTTCCTAGTTGGGTCATACATAGAGCTCCTGTTAATAATACAGAAGAAATAAAAACAATTATTTCATGGAACATGGATATATCTATAGAGGATGACCATCATGACTAAAAAATTAGCGTACGAAGTAATAGATAATTTTTTAGATAAAGAATACTTTGATGCAATAAAAACTGCATTAACATCAGACGACATAAGTTGGTTTTATAGAGATAATTTAACATCAAATAATGATGAAAGCGGTATGTTTTATTTCACACATAATTTTTTTTACAACAACACTGTTTCTAGTCCTTTTTTTAATCTGCTCGAACCATTATTCACTAGATTAAACACTTCTTCGTTACTACAAGTTAGGGCGAATTTGTCCATAGGTAAAAAGGACATATACGAATCTTCGTGGCATACTGATTTAGATGATGGAAATTCTAAAACAGCCATAATGTATATGACAACATGTAATGCTAAAACCCTGCTAGATGTTGAAAAAGAAATAATTAATGTTGATTCTGTTGAAAATAGGATATTAATTTTTGATACTGATATTCGTCATAAAATGATAAGTGCAACAGATACCAAAAGAAGAATTATTATTAATTTAAATTATAAGAATAAAACTTCAGACCAAGATATTAAAGTTGCATGGATATAAAATGATTAAAAACTCAATTACTGTAGGACTAGATAGAGACGGAACAATAAACGAAGATCTTGGAACTTATGTTACCCATCCTATGCAATTCAAACCTATAGAAAATAGTATAGAAGCGGTAACACTTCTTAGAAAAAAAGGTTACAATATTGTTGTACTAACTAATCAAGCCGGAGTTAGTAAAGGTATAATGACTACTGAAGAAGTTGCTGTTGTACATGATTATATGCTTAATTTGTTAGGAGAAGCAGGTTGTGATAGCATAGATGGAATTTACTATAGTCATACAAGCCAGAAGAACGATATGTTTGCTAAACCAAATATTGGTATGTTTAAAAAAGCAGAATCTGAATGCAACTTAAAATTTAAAGGCGGATTTTATGTTGGAGATAAATTAACAGATTTAAAAGCAGCAGAAAAAATAGGAGCAACACCTATATTAGTTCGTACCGGTTATGGGGAAGAAACAGAAAAAAAGTTAAAGAAATTTACCTACAAAAACCTTGCAAGAAAAGTTATGGTGTTTGATAACTTGTGGGCATTTGCTAGTTCTTTACCAGATCCTGAAATAGAAAATGCAGCATGTAAAGAAATTACATCGTCTGCAGGTATAAAAGCATCTTTTGTTTAGACACCTTCAATATATTCTTTTACAGTTTTAAACTGTATATCAAAAATATTTAGTAACTTGGTTATATCTGCACAGGTATATTCTTGATATTGCCCTTGTAATTCCTCCGGCATTGGAATATACTTTATATCTGCATTATATTTTTTTGCAATTATTTCTGCAACTGTTTGGAAACTGGTTGCAGAGCCTGTACCAATATTGTACAAGCCAGACTCTTTAACATGCAGCATCATTTGCTCATGTATGTCACACACATCACCTACAAAGATAAAATCTCTTAGGTACTTGTCACTGTTTTCAAACAAAGTAATAACACTTTCTTCCTCTGCTTGTTTTGTAAACTTTGTTATAGGACTTGCCTGTGTGCCCTTGTGTTCTTCTCTAGGTCCGTATACATTAAAATATCTCATACCCTGTACACATACCTTATGTTTTTGTTGCCATATCCATCTATCAAATAGATACTTGCTCCAAGCATAAGGACTCTGAGGTTGTTTAGGATCATCTTCTCCAAACTTTTCATATGGTCCATATACACTTGCACTAGATGCATATTGAAAATTTACACCTTTAGAATTACATTCATTGAATATCCATTTAGAAAATTCATAGTTTTGTGACATAATCTTGTCAACATCTCTTTCGCTAGTACTAGATATTGCTCCTAGATGTATTACCCAATCATATCCGTCAACACAAGGCTTATGATTTTCATCATAATCATAGCCATGAACTTCGTGTTCTGTTTGTAAATGATCAATTAGATGTTTTGCAATAAACCCTTTTTCTCCAGTAATTAATATTATCATATTTGTTTTAGATCCTCTTCTGTAAGTACGTATACTCCGCTGTGTTGCACAGATAATGCTGCGGCGTTATTAGCGTGCATAATTGACTGTTCTATGTTGTTGCAGTTTAAATATGAATATGCAAGCACAGATAAAAATGTATCTCCAGCACCGCATACATCGTGAACTTCAACTACAGGTGCATTATAAGTATTACCTTTGTATGTAGCACCTTGTTTACCTTTTGTTACTATTAAATCGCTACAAAAGGTTTTTGCACGATTATATTCAAGATCGTTTATTTTAAGTATGCAGCCTTCAAATTTATCAAGATAAAGTTTTTTAGTATCAACAAATACAGGCCCTTTAAATTTACTACGTAGACTTATAATTAAATCTTCAGTTACAAATCCTTTGTTATAGTCACTTATTACTATAGCATCATAGTCTAAATTATGAAATTCAACGTTGCAAGATTTGACTTTGTCTTCTTTGTCAACTCTTATTAAATGCTGTCCTGATCTGTAATCAATATATCTTGATTTAGTTATTTGTTCTTTGTTTGTAACAAACTCTACATCGCACCCAAATGCTAATAAGTTTTCATTAACATTAGCAGCCATGCCAGGATTTATTTTTGTATTTTTATATTGAAATACAGGAACGGGTGCTTCGGGACTTATACGATCAGTACTACCATAATGGTATTCGTCAGTACAACTATCCCCGATTAATAATATCTTGTATTTTTTTTGTTGTTGAATAACCATCATTTATCTCATAAAATTCGATTGCGTTACAATGTTCTGCACCTACAATTCTCTTATCTTTGTAATCACTGCCTTTTACCATTATATCAGGATTATATTCTTTTATAATATCTACTAGTTCTTGTTCTGAATCAAAATAAGAAATATCATCAACTGCTTTTAAATTAGACAGTAAGTTTAGTCTTTCATCTAAAGAATTAATAGGTCTATCCGAACCTTTTAATTGTTTAATTCTATCATCACTATCTATAGCAACTAACAAATGATCTCCTAATGATTTTGCATAGTTTAATAATTCAATATGTCCTTTATGAATAATATCAAAACTACCATTTACAATAATTTTTTTGCCTGACTGCTGACTGCTACCTGGAAAAACTCTGTAGTTGTCTTCAACACTGTCGGCTGTGCTTACTTCAAATATTTCACTCATTTCTTCAAGTGCTTCTAGTTGATGTGGCTGTAAAGGAGGATTGTGCCACTTGTCGCCTGCTACTAATTCTTTTGTATGTACCGTTGCATCTTTAGTATCAATCCATTTAAGCAAAAATTTACCCGAATTTACAAACCATGTTTCTTCTTTTTCTTTATGAAAATGCATGCTAAATTTAGCACCTACTTTTTCAAATACCATAATCTTTCCACAGTACTTTTCATTAGTGGCCCATATTAATTCATAGCCCCAACCTTTTTTAATTTTTCCTTCTAAACGTGTATGCATTTTATCCATTATATGTGTACTTTATTATTTATCTTGTTCTTGTAACCCACAAAAAATAATAATGACGCATATGGATAAATATTATGGTAACGGAGAGAATATAAAATATGTCACTAATTCCAATTTTTCCTGGCGTAAGAATAGTACCTAGAGATGAAGATTATCTTGATAGAAAATCAGGCTCTCGTGGTGAAATTTTCTTCGATAAGGATAATCAATCACTTAGAATATTCGATGGTGCCAACGTTGGCGGAACACATATTCTAACACCTACAAACGTAGCAAAACAAATTACATCTTCGGGTGTTGCAACAGTTACTTTTAGTACAACAGTTGCAAGAAATGCTGGAGATACAGCAAATGTATATTATTATAACGGAGTTGAAAATCCTGAACTAACACTAGTTGTTGGTTATACATATGTATTTGATCAAACAGATTTAACAAATTTATATTTTCCTAACAGTAACGGAACAACATTAAACCAACACCCTTTGAACTTTAGTTCAGATGATGCTAACGGCGAATTAGGTAGTGGTACTACATATCTTAATAATGTTCTTTATATAATAGACGGCGTTACTGTAAACAAAACAACATATTACGAAAAATTTGCTACTGCAACTACACGCTCTGTACAAATTACAGTAACAAGCAATACTCCGGCAACACTTTATATATGGTGTAAAAATCATAGTGGCATGGGTAATAGTATAACTGTAGCCGAGCCAGGTGCCGGCGGCGGAGGCGCAAGTCTTGCAGTGTCTGATACTGCTCCTAGCAGTCCTACACAAGGAGATATTTGGTATAATAGCACAAGTGCAAAACTATATGTGTATGTACAAGATACTGACAGCAGTCAATGGGTACAACCTGCTGCTCCTGCTCCAGGAACACTATTAGGATTAGGTATTGCAGACGGAACAAACGGACAGGCACTGAAAACAGACGGTGCTGGTAACTTCTCGTTTGGCGATGTGTCGTCAACCTTTGCTGATTTAACAGGCAAGCCGACTACTATTGCAGGGTATGGAATTACTGATGCACTAGCATTAGGTACAAGTAGTACAACTGCTCTTGCAGGCAATACTGCTTTATATGCTAACAGTGATGTTGATACACATCTAAATCAATCAAACCCTACAAGTGGTTATGTACTAAGTTGGAACGGTTCAGATTATGCTTGGGTGGCAAACTCAAGTGCGGCAGGCGGCAGTACAACTCAGGTACAATTTAATAATGCAGGTGCATTTAACGGCGACAGTGATTTTACATACAACAGTACTACTAATACATTAACTGTTCCCAACATAAGTTCATCATTAACTTCTGGACTTGGTGTTACTAACTTAACAAGTGCAAGTACAATAACACTTACAACCACAGACGGTGTAAGAGTTACCGGTGCTCCATTTAGATTACCAAGTTTTACTACAACAGAAAAAAATGCACTAACATCTGCAAACGGTGACATGATATATGACACTACGTTGAACAAAGCACAGGTATACGAAAACGGTGGCTGGGCGAGCTTAGTATAATGAGTGAAAAAGAATACGTAGTAATTGTAAAAGCCGATGTTGATCTTGAAGCATTTGATGCTGAAGTAGCCGCAGATACAGGTGCAGGACAGATACCTAATAGAGCTGTTACAATAGCCAATCCAAGAATTGGATCCAAGCGTATGACACATTGGATGCTCACAGACGAAGAAGCAGAAACTTTAGCACAAGACGAAAGAGTAGTTGCTGTAGAGATTCCACCAGATCAAAGAGATGATATTAGTATAGGACTTCATGCAAGTCAAACAGGAACTTTCCAAAGACAGTCTGGAAATAATTCAACTTGGGTAAATTGGGGATTGCGTAGATGTATCGAAGAAAAAAATGATGACATATTTGACAATGCAACTACACTTACAGGTGACTATCTTTATGCTTTAGACGGAACAGGCGTTGACTTTATTGTACAGGACTCGGGTATACAAGCAGACCATCCAGAATTTCAAGATGCTGCAGGTGTAAGTAGAGTGCAACAAATTGATTGGTTTGCAGGAAGCGGTATTGTTGGTGAAACACAAGACTCAAACTTTTACACAGACTATGACGCACACGGTACTCATTGTGCAGGAATATCAGTTGGAAAAACATTTGGCTGGGCAAAAAATGCAAGAATATATGCTCAAAAATTAGGCGGCTTAGAAGGCGCAGCAGATCCAAATAATGGTATTAGTATTAGTAATGCATTTGATTGTATAAGAATTTGGCACAACAATAAATCAGGTGCTGATGCAAACAGACCTACTGTTGTTAACATGAGTTGGGGATACGGAACTACACGAACTGGAGACCCAACCGTAGGAACATACAGAGGAACTGCTTGGACATACGGTGTTGATTATACTACTCGAGCAGCGTTAGAAGCAGCAACTGGAGTAAATGAAAATAGAACAACTTCTGGAGGAGCACCGGCAGTTAAACTGAGTGTCAGAGTAGCATCGGTTGATGCTGAAATAGAAGATATGATATCAGCAGGAATACACGTAGTAATTGCAGCAGGTAATAACTATAACAAAGTAGAAGCATCCGGCGGCACAGATTATGACAATGAAGTAACATTTGGTTCAGCAGTAAATTATCATAGAGGCAGTTCACCGTATAGCTCAAATGCATACATGGTTGCTAGTTTAGATAGCAGTACACAATCTTCAATTGTGCCAGGAGGCACAAATGTAAAAGATCGAACAAGTATATTTTCAAGTAGAGGACCAGGATGTAATATATGGGCACCAGGTTCAGATATTATGAGTGCTTGTAGTACTCCGTATAATACTTCTAAATTTGCACCAATAGCATACTTTGATAATGGCAGTTTTTATCAAATGAGCATAAGCGGAACATCTATGGCAGCACCACAAGTTGCAGGACTATTATGTTTACATTTAGAATCAGATCCAACACTTACTCCGGCACAATTAAAATCAAAAATTTTATCAGATGCAAAAAGTGTTGTGCATAGTACAGGCACAAGTTCCGACTATAATCAGATAAGTACAAGTACGTTCGGGCAAAGTACAAAAATAATATATAGTAGATATGCAAGTGCAAATGCATTTGCTATAACAAAGGAATAGAGGGCAGGAATATGGCAATAAACTTTCCGGGTACACCGGCACTTAATGATACATTTACAGAAGGTAGTACTACTTGGCAGTATGATGGTACTACTTGGAATGTAACTTCTTCTCCGGCAGCAGCCCCGAATATTTTTACAAGATTTAATGCTGATACAGGATTTACTGAAGCCAATATTCCTACAGATAGTCTTACAGTTGCTGGTGGTACTAATGTAACTACTGCAATAGTAGGCGATACAATTACGATTAATGGTACAGCCGGCGGTGGAAATGCATTTGGCACTATAACTGCTGATGAAGGTTCAACAGTAGCGGCAAGTATAAATGATACACTTAATATAGCAGGCGGTACTAATATAGCAACTGCTATTGCTACAGACTCAGATATTGTAACAGTTAATATGAGTACATTTAGTGTAGACTTTTTATCAGATGTTGATACAACAACATCACCACCAAGTACAGGTAGTGTATTAAAATGGGACGGAGCAAAGTGGGCACCAGGAACTGATGCTACTACTGGTGGCGGCGGCACTGATGCAGATACTCTTGACGGGCAAGACGGATCATATTATCTTAATTACAATAATTTAAATAACAAACCTACAATTTTAGCGTTATCGGCTTTAAGTGTAGGTGTTGAGAATAGTGCTAGTGGTAACGGTGCAATTAGTTACAACAACAGTACTGGAGAATTCAAATTTACACCACCAACTGCCGCAGGTATTGGTGCAATAACTTCAGAAACAAATGATTTAACAGCAGCGGTTACATGGGCAGATGTGCCAAATACAAATATTACACAATCAAGTGTAACACAGCATCAAGCAGCATTAAGTATTACTGAAAGTCAAATAAGTGATTTAGGAACATATCTAAGTAGTAGTTCAAGCATAAATGCACTTAGTGATGTGAATACTAGTAGTGCAAGTACAGACGACGTTTTACAATGGAACGGGGCTAGTTGGGTACCTTCTGCGTCAGCAGGCGGCGGCGATGCAAATCAAAATGCATTTAGTAAAATTTCAGTTACAGGGCAGAGTGATGTAGATGCTGACACAACAACTGATACAGTAACTTTTGCAGGCGCCAGCGGCATTACAATTACAACTAACGCTGCATCGGACATTGTAACATTTACTGGACCAGGAACAATTGTTACTGCGTTTAGTGGATTGTCAGATGCAATTACTGCTCAACTTACAATAGATAAATTATATCTTCCAGCAATTACTAGATTAGATGTAACTGCAAATGGTTCAGGTGCATATAGATTTGATCAATACGGAAGCACTGATAACCCTACATTATATGGAATCAATGGAACAACAATTGCATTTAACCTTAGTGCTATGTCTTCTAGTCATCCGTTCCTTATTCAAAATTCGTCAGGTGTTAACTACAGTACTGGATTAATTCATGTAGCAACTAACGGAACATGTAGTGTTGGTTCTGCTGCACAAGGTAAGGAAAGCGGTACGTTATATTGGAAAATACCATCTAGTATTAGTGGTACTTACAGATATCAGTGTTCATTACATGGTGCAATGGTAGGAGCAATAATTGTTAAGAACTTTGGTTCAATTTAAGATTTTTGTATTTGATCCCAATCACGAAGTTTTCTCTCAATAACTTTTCTTACTTCGGCAATTCCGTCTTTGTGATCGTTTCCTAATCTGATACTTTTAGAATATATCATTTCAGCATGCTCTTTGTCAAATGCTTTTACATGTGCAACTAACTTGTTAAGAAAATTTTCTAATTGATTTTTCATTTTCTCATCAGTAATTTTTTCAATTTTATTTTTGTAATTGTTATAATCATGTTGAAATGATTCAGACTCATATATTGACAGCATCTTCTAACTCCAGTACAGTTTCTATTTTTGTACGTATAAGACTATTATTTAATGTACTTCGTAGTCCAGTGTGTACATTCTTGGGCAGGTAACCTAAATCAGCCCAACAAAATGTTGGTATTTCTTCAGTAATAAATTCTTCTTTTACAAGACAAATATACGTTCCGTACTCAAAACCTTTGTCTTTTGAAAGATACAATTCTATAGGTATTATTTTACCTCTAGAAAATTTTTGTTGTAAATCTTCACTATCTTGTATTACACTATTTTCAAGTGAAAATGTTGGCACAGTCCATTTTTCGTTTTCTAAAATAAGAAGTATTCTGTGCGAATCTCTAGATAGATATAATAGTCCTACTCTCTTTTGCATAAAACTACTTATGCACCTTCAGGATCTAGTCTCCAATAACCTGGTGCATACTCGCCTTCGAAAGATTTAATCCACTGTATACCATCCCACTTATACTGTATTCCTGTAGTAATATTACTGAGATATGTAAAATTTTCGACAGTAGCCGGGTCAAATATCACTGCCCAACTTGCGCCATTCCATTCAGCAACACTGTTTGCTTTGATAGGTGTATTAGTGCTGTCGTTGTTTTTCCAGCCATCAGCATTATCTGCTACATCTTCTAAGATTAGTAATCTATGTCCTGTTGGAATAGTACCTAATCTACTAATAGGATTATAAGTAGTTGGATCTACAATTGCATCAAACGTTCCCTTGCCGTTAGGATATTGAGGACTTACAAGTAAAGTATTTTCTGTCCATCCTGGAGAATCTTTATCAAGTGTTACTAAGAGAATATAGTTATCAACAGGGTTGATTGCAAATGTTCCTGTAATTTCTTCACCATTAGGTTGACGGAAATGTATTGTACTAGTACCTTCTGTAAAACTTCCTAGTGCTGCTAATACAGCATTCCAGTCAAGTTTTTTATCATCTGTAAATTCTTTTTTATCTAGTCCTAAACTTTGTATTGCAGCATTCTGATCTAATATAGATAAGTCATAATCATTAGGATTACCATTATTTGCTTTGAATAACAATACAGGGTATCTTGGATTTACATATACATCATTTGAAACTTTCTGATTGTAAACTAGACTTGATAAGTTTTGTATATCACCTTCTTCTGTAAATATGTTTGCTATTATACTTCTTACGACACCTAGTTTTTTTACTTTGGCAGGAGGAGAAACATACATTGGTATTTCAAAATCTATTGAGCAAATGTCAATATCTGACTCAGTTCCAGCAGGTATACTTCTAGAACTAAAATTCATTCCAGTCATTCTTACTACACTTAAACTAGTCCAATCAATGTAGTTGTCGTTAG